TCAGCGCACGATCAGCAGATCGGAGAATCTGGTCGTGTAACGCGGCGACAACATTTCCCGCTTCATCTGCCACTGCTGCTGTATTCCCTGTCCGGCAAAAAACAGAGTCCCCTTTCCGTCCTTCGCGTTGAGACGATCAAGAATCTCCATCAGTTTCTCGCTGTTATGCCGTGGTGCAGCGTCGTCGAATAGGTTCAGCTGCGCAACACCCTGACTGAAAAAGTCACCGAGCATTACACCCGCTTTCTGGTAGCGGTGGCCGTCACGCCAGATGTTATCCAGGCAGCGTACTGCGGCCTTGATGATGTCGCGAGTGTCCTGTGTTGGCGTCAGCAGTTTCACGGATACGCTATTCCCGTAGTACGGCTCATTGAGCGCAAATGGTGAGGTTTTCACGAAAGCGGAAATATAACGGCAGTACTGATGCTCACCGCGCAGTTTCTCCGCAGCGCGCGCTGCATGGCTGCAGATCACCTGGTGCATCTGTTCGTATTCCACTACTCGTTCACCGAACGATCGCGAGCAGACTATTTCCTGCTTGGCCGGCGCGAACTCTTCCATTTCTAGGCAGGATTCTCCCCGCAGCTCGCGCACGGTTCGCTCGAGCACCACATTGAAGTGCTTCCGGATAACCCAAGGGGAAGTATCAGCCAACTGACATGCATTCGTAATGCCCATTGCAGTCAGTTTTTTGCTGATACGCCGACCCACGCCCCATACGTCTTCCACTGGAACGATAGACATTAACCGCCGCTGTCGATCAACGTTCGACAAATCGACTACTCCACCAGTCTGCTGCTGCCATTTCTTCGCAGCATGGTTAGCGAGCTTCGCCAGGGTTTTGGTTTTCGCGATGCCAATCCCTACCGTGAGATGCGTATTACGTAAAACAGTAGCGCGGATCTCCCGGCCAAAATCCTCCAGGTTCCGGCAGTTCCTCACTCCTGTCAGGTCACAAAATGCCTCGTCGATACTGTAAATTTCCACGCGGGGGCACATGAGCTCTAACGTAGTCATCACCCGGTTCGACATATCCGCATACAGTTCGTAGTTGCTGGAAAAGGTGGCGACGTTATAACGCCGGAATAATTCCCGCTGTTTAAAGAAGGGCTCGCCCATCTTTATGCCAATTTGCTTGGCCTCAGCACTGCGGGCGATAACGCACCCGTCGTTATTCGAAAGCGCGACGACAGGCCTGCCCTTTAAGTCGGGTCTGAACACCGTTTCGCACGAAGCATAAAAGCTGTTTACATCCACCAGGGCAAACATATCAACTGGTCGCCTTCACGATGTATGTCACCACGCCGAATAGATCCAGCGTGTCCTCACTACCCACCATGATCGGCGAGTAGATGCTGTTCATCGGGTTAAGCTGCACCGTCGGACGCAACTGAAGGCGCTTGACGGTAAATTCCCCTCCTACTGCGGCGATTACTATGTCGCCATGTTCCGCAATTCTGGAACTGTCCACCACCAGCAGATCACCGTCACTGATGCCCGCCTCGATCATTGAGTCCCCCGCCGCTTTAACAAAATATGTTGCGCTGGGATGCTGGATCAGCATTTCGTTTAAATCGATGCGCTGATCAACATAATCCGCCGCCGGGGACGGGAGTCCGCACTGAACAAGACTCCCGTAAAGCGGTAGCGCGACAATGCCGCGCAAATCTGCTGGCGTGTAAAATTCCATAAATAACCACTCCTGATTTTATACTGTTTTTATATACAGTAGTTTCGGGATGGGTAAATCGCAAAGTGGCTATGCCTATTGATAATTACTGCTGAACATCCGGCTGTTCTTCTGGGACTGTTTCAGCCATAGCAGCCGCTGCCTCCAGCTGGCGCTGATTCCAGATACTGTCAACCGGCATCTCTACGCGGACAGAGACGAACTGATCGGCCGGGATGTCTATCGGGTCCCCCTGGGCGTAACCCTCGCGTTCGTTACGGGCGAACGCCGGTGCATCCGGGTGAGTGCGGTGGTATGTTTTGACCAGAATAGATCCGTCAGCATTAACCTCATAGTCCAGCCAAATTCGCGCCTGTTTATTGCGATCAAGGGGTATTTCAAACCCGCCATCAGGCCCACCCCAGGCTGCATCAGCATTCAGCCCCACGCATCCTTCAAGCAGATATACTCCCACTGCCTGCCGGGTCACAGTTACGCCTTCTGATTCATCGTTCGTCTCATAGCTTCCATCACTAAAAACCTGAACTACTGGCGAAGCTACCTTTAAAAAACCGTTCGAGTCTCTTGTTGTATTCACATCCGTGTAGACTTTTCGCACCGTGGAATCACTACCACCGCGGAACAGCAGCGCTGTGCCATCATTACGGATAAATATCTGCCCGTTTAGATTTGAGCCGTACACGCCGGAAGAAAATAACGAGCCAAAGTCACCATTATTTCCATCACTGAAATTGCCCCCACTGATGGAATAAATCCCAGGATCTACGCTAATGATGGTTGAGTATCCCCCTGATATTGTTGAGCCACCTCTGGCGGCCTCAATATTTTTCCTCGCATTCGCCGCCGTTGTCGCACCAGTACCGCCCTGCGTAAGGCTAAGGGGTTTAGTTAGGTCGGATATTTCCGCCATGGTCAGAGTAATGCTGTCTTTTCTCATTGCCATGTTATTTCCTTACGCCCAGACGCGAGCCGGTGTTTTCGGTTTAACCACAAAGTCGTTCAGCCCGGATAAATCGAGCGAGTCATTCATGACCCGCAAATTGACGTGATAGCCGGGTTCGGTGGTGTATTTGATAACTTCGTTTACTTCACCGGGATTGATAACTTCAGCAGGCACAGTGATAACCCCGACGATATCCAGGCTGATATCAGGGTGATATAAACCACCCAGCCCCTCATCATCCACAAACCCCGCCGCGATTAATTGCGTGCGCATTTCTTCGGCGTCTTTGAAACGCAGATATAAATCTCTCATTAGCGGAGTCCTTTGATTTGATTATCGGTAAGTGCGCGGTGCCAGATGCGGATGTTGCGTAGATGCCCGTTCAGCATTCGAACACCTGGGGCAGCCGACCCTGCCCCCCTTCCGATATAAATCGTGGAGTTAGATGCGCCAACATTCCCTGGCGTCGGTCTGGTTAAGGTGTCCGATGTGATAACCGCGCCGTCTGTGAATATCTTTTTATTTACGGTGTCAGAGACGAACGCCATATTATGGATCGCCCCATCGTCTATTTCAGTTGCTCCCCCCACCAGCGCGGGACTTGCATAACAAAACATGGGCCTTCCTGCGGCGCCTTGGGTAGAGTTAAGCGAGGCGAAAACCCACTCGGTGGACGATGGGTAATAGCTGAAAATGCCCCTACGGCTGTTAGCATCTGCACCCGATACCGTTTTCCCGTTGCAGTGGACTTCCATTGCAAAAGTAACAGGCCCAAAGTAGTTATCATTACCTGAGCGTTGCAGGGTGCAATCGTCAGCTGCTCGGGTTACAGCTGATCCATTTGTAGGAATGTAAGATGTCGCCTGAGCGGATCCCTCAATTTGCATACGGTCAATGAAAATCGCACTGCTAACGGGTGTTCCGGCATCAACCGTAATTCGCAAGCCCAGGCGTTGGTTTACAGCCCCACCCAGAACAGGCACTGAAACTTTATTAACACCAGGCGCTGCTGTGATGGATGCTGCCGCAATATCTCCCTCGCTGGAGTAGCGCATTAGCATTACTCTAACCTTGGCGGCTGCGGGAAATTCTAAATAACAGGACACGGACGCTGGCTTTGTTGGGTCATAATTAGCCACATTTATATTCTGCTCCCACCAGGTACCTGTATCCGTTAATGTGGTAAGCAGAACGCCACCCTCGGGTTTAAACGTTCGTGTATTGTTTGTGCCACTACGAAAGTAACTGGAATAATCCTGAGTCGGTGATGAATAAACTGCTAAATTAGTGCTCTGCCCTTCAATTAATAAACCCTCCTTCTCAAAACGCGGCTCGTTAATTGCTGCTATTCTAAGCACCCCGGATTTATCAATATAAGTCGCTGTAGTTGCCCGACTAAACGTTAGTGACTTTGTCGGCAGTTCCAGCACTTGGCCGGAAATCGTCAGCCGGTCATAAGGCGCGAAACCGGCCAGCAGCCGCAGGTCATCATTGAGCGGTGCCCACACATCAGGGAACGGGGCTTCTTCATAGGGTACAGAGGTCAGCAACTGCGCGGCGGCCAGTGATGCTGCGGCGTTCGTTTCGCTGGTTTTGGCATTATTCTCTGAAGTCTTCGCGTTCGTCTCAGACGTTTTGGCGTTGGTTTCTGAGGTCTTGGCAGCATTCTTCGATGCGAGTGCGTTACCCTCAGACGTTGCCGCGTTCGTGGCGCTTTGTGCTGCTGCATTTTTTGACGCCAGAGCATTCGTTTCACTGGTTTTGGCTGCAGCGGCGCTGGTACCTGCTGCCGTTGCAGCAGCGATCAGTTTCGTCCAGCTTGGACCCGTTTTTTTCGAGCCATCTGCCAGGGTTACGGTGACGTCACCGGTACCCGATAAAATCAGGTCCTGGTTGATGATACTGCTTTGCGCGAGGCGAAACCCTTCCGTGACGGCTTTCGCTAAATCGTCATCAAGTGTGGCCATTCGTGATGTCCTTAAAATGAAAAACCCAGCCGGAGCTGGGTTGGATGGTCTGAGGTTGTAGGGTTCAGGAGAAGGAGCCGGTACCGCGAGTCACAGTGATAGTTGGCGCATAAATTGCCACTGTCGCATTACTGGAAGAAACGAAAATGTTTGCGTCGATACGTTGCCCGGTCAACCCAGTTGCAGCATGACGTGCGGTGAACCATAGCCCACCAACAGGAACGTCGAAAGTGAACGTGCGAACGTTACCCGCGATAGTTATGTTAACTGTACTCCCGACCGCGCCTGTAGTCCCCCGGACATATATCAACGCCTCCACGACGGCGTTTTTATTCAGCCCGTTATTGCTGGAGTCGGTGTATGCCATGGCTACACTGGTAGAAACGGCATTGTTAGACCGGTTGCTGGAGTCGGGATACACCCCTGTGTTGGCGACATCCCCAATGAAAGATGTCGCTTCAACCGTGCCCCTGAAGCTCCCGCTGGTCGCATCAACTCTGCCTCTGAAACTCCCGTCGGTGGCATAGATCGTGCCGCGAACGGTCACGCCGTTAAACGTTGCATACCCGGATTTATTGATATGCCAGCCGACATTGCCGGTCCCGTCCCAGTTGCTGGACTGGATGTAATTGCCGATCTTGCCGTTGTCGATAGAACCGTCCTGGATGAACACCGAACGCATGAACATCTGGCCGCCGGTCGAAGCAAACACCAGCTCCTGCCCGTTCGTCGTTGGGTTATACACCGCGAACGTATCGGCAGAAATCAGGAAGTTTGAGGCCCCTGTACCGTCAATGCCCAGCTGAATACCCGCGATGCGTTTGACACCGTTTGCTTCCACCTGGACTTTAACGCCCCACTGCGCGCTCAGCTTGTCGTTAATGCCAGCAATAGCCTGACTGGTCGTCTGCACACTGGCATTGGTATCGCCGATTGCTGCCGTCACCTGCTGAATGCTGGTCGCGGTAGCGCTCTCCAGATCCGTAACGGCTTTATCGATGCGCGTAATGGCGGCGGCGTTGGTCTGGCCGTTCTGCTCAACCGTGGCCTTAAGCGTCGTGACCTGCTCAGCAACAGCGCTTGTGGCATCCGCGGCTGTCTTCCGGGTCTCGGTGATCTCGGCCATCGTTTTTGTTTCGCCGACGGCAAACGTGACGCGCTGATCAGAGAAAGCCATGAAGTTGGCAAGAGCATTGGTGACGTTGCCGACAATACCCGCATCCCGGCTGGCCGTGTTGCCGTCCACATCCACTTTCAGGCTGTCGATACGACGCCCCAGCGCGCTGTCACCATCCGTACGGGCCGTGGTTTCCGTGCTGATGTCAGCCGTATTCTGGTCTGTTGTGGCTTTAACAGCAGCCAGCGCTGTAGTCTGCGCCTTGTTGTTATCAGCGACGGCTTTATCGATGCGCGTGATATCGCCGGTATTTTTCCCGACGGTGGTCTGCAGGCCCGAAAGAGTGGTGGCCTGAGCCTCCTGCTCAGTTGTCAGCGTCGCCAGCTCCTGCGTCACGCTGGCTTTGTTGGCGTTAACGGTCGATTCCAGCTTCTTCCGCTCTGTCACCTCCGCTTCCTGCGCCGTGATGCGCGCCTGGCGTTCGGTGTACAGCAGACCCGAGGCCAGTTTTGACGGGTCGTCACCGGTATAACCGCCCCGGATCTGCGTCGCCAGCGTCTCGCGCGCCGTGGCTTCCGCCTGGTCGCCGGTAACACGGGCTGTCGTTTCCTGCTGCAGGGCGGCCATCCCGGCGCCCGGCGTTGGCCGCCCGATCGCCACCCAGTCAATCAGGAAGTAGTTTGTCACGTCTTGTTTACTGGAAAGGTCCAGCCGAATCTGGTTAATCGTCGTCTCGGCCACCCAGGGGATATCGTCGCATTCCAGCGTGGCAACGCCGTCGGCGTTATACGCCGGTTCGGCCACCACGAAGCGGTTGGTTTCGTTGAAACTGGCCGCATTACGCCAGCGAATTTCACCCGCCCATGCAGGCGCTCCCACTTTCCTGACGCGCAGCTTCAGGAAGCGATACGCAGCTGCTGTAATGCCCAGCGTCGCAGGAGAAGTAACGTACGGGTCCGATGCGTGGTTGGCAGGGCGCAACCAGCCGTTAACAATGGTCGGCGTGCCGTTGCCGGACCAGCCCTCCGCAGTCGAATCGAAGTACCAGATTTTGGCCGGGTCGAACTGCGACCCGGTGCCTGCAGAAATCTGCCCAATCTGCTGCGCCAGTGACTCCGTAGTGGTCTGGATCGTCTGGTTGACGTTGCTGATATCCGCGACGCGCTCGTTCTTCTCGGTCAGCAGCGCCTGGGCGCGCGCCGTTGCCTCGTCGGTGATGGCTTTCTTACGGTCCGTGACCTCCTGTGCCAGGCCTGCTTTGGTTGCCGCCGATTCAGTCGTGACTTTGCTGATGTCGTCGCGCGCTGACTGAATATCGTCGCTGAGATCGGCGATATCCGCGGTGAGTTCCTTATACGCGTCTGTCTGTTTGATCTGGTTGTCGATATCCACCAGGTAATCAGCTGCAACCGAGCTGCTGCTGCCCTGGATGAAGTCAGTCCAGGCCGACTGGTTACCGGTACGGTCGATAAGGCGCGCGCGGTACCAGAATCCCACCCCAGCTTTCAGGCCCAGCTGCTGATACATGTGTTGTGGATAAGGCACATCCGTAAGCAACATCGCATTCGTGCCAGCTGCATCCGTGGAATACTGAATCTCCGTCTGCAGGGTATCCGCTGTATTTGCAGGAAAATCCCAGTCCAGCTGTACACCCCAGAGTAATGGCGTGGTCCGAAAGTTAACGGGTACCGGCGGCGCCCCTGTTTTACCTGTTAACGTGACTTCGAGCGATGTGGCCCAGCTCGAGGAAATCTCGGCTGCATTGATGGCCCGGACGCGCACAAGATAGCGACCAGCATAAATGGCAGCCACCTCAAACGAGGTGGTGGAGCTGCGCGGTACGTTTACCCAGTTCCCGTCATTGCGGCGCCACTGAGCCTCATAGGCAATGGCATTCGGTGCCGGGTCCCAGCTGGCGCGCATGGTTTCGATGCTGATTCCCTGATTCACCATCGAGTAGGAGCTGATGACAATGTTTCCCGGAGCAAACTGGTTACCGGGAGGGATCATACTTACCGGACGCTGGTCAATGATGGCGCCAGTATCAATGCGGGCATACTTGTCTGGATCATGCCATGCTCCGGCAATCGAGAATGTGCCATCGTTATTATCTTTGACGCTTATAACCCGGTACTGCTGGGCGTATAGTTCGTCAGATTCCACTACCCAGACGCTTTCGGCCTGCGGCGTTTCGCTGTATGCCGTGCTGACCGTTACGGCCTTGCCGTTTACCGCCTGAATGGTACGGCTCTGGGATGCCCCGGAAGGCAGGTTCAGAATCAGGCGATTCCCTGCAGTGGCATCCGGTGAGCGGTCCAGTGTGATTACCCGGCCATTCACCGCGCTGATTCGCCCGCCGGTGACCTTCCCTGACAGCATTTCATCAGCGACGGCGATGATGTAACCGGGCTGAGGTATGTTGCCATCCAGACCAACATCAAACGATACGATGCGATCCTTGTTGTTGGTGAGAATGCCCCAGCGGCCTTTACGGTTCGCCTCTGACTGCCGGGTGCAGCCGATGGCCGTCATTTCCAGCTGATTAAATCCGTAGCGCGCCACCAGCGCCTGCTCAAACACAGGTTCCATCGCGTCAGCGTAGGCGTTAGCGGGATCGGACCAGGACACCAGCGCTGTGGTATAGCGCGTTTTCGTGGTGCTGCTGGCGTAGGTAAAGCGGCCTTCAATGACGTTGGCGCGGGTGTAGCTGTAATCCACATCCCGGGGCATATCTGCCAGGGCCACGATCTGATCGCCGCCCCAGTACGTCATGCCCCGGAATATGGCCGCAAAGTCACGAAGAACGGTATAGGCGTCGTTCCGGTCCTGAATGTATACGTTGCAGATGTACCGCGGCTCGGTACCACTACCGCCCTTACCGTCCGGTACCGGCTGATCGCAATACTGGGCCACCTGGTACAGCATCCATTTGTCGATATTCGCCGCCGTGAGCCGGTGGCCCAGGCCGAACCGGTCGGATACAACCAGGTCGTAAAAAATCCACGCCGGGTTATCGGTCCACGCCCACTTAAACGCACCGGTCCAGGTACCGGTGTAGGTGCGGGTTTCCGGGTTGTAGGTGTCAGGTACGCGGATCACACGCCCGCGCGGCTCACAGGAGATCTGCGGGATAGAGCCGTTAAACTGGCTTGAATCGAATTCGATGTACAGCAGCGCGGTGTTCGGGTAGCGCAGCTTGGCGTCGATCACTTCAGTGAAGCTCTGAAGGGTCATCGTGTCGCCGATCTTCGCGCTGTTTGCATCAGCGGTCAGCTTGCGCAGGCGAATAGTCCAGGTGCTGCCCGCCTGAGGCAGATCGATACGGTGGCTGCGCTCATAGCCGGATGTGGTTTTACCGGTCACGCTGGTATTCAGCACCGTCTGCCAGGCTCCCCCATCGGTCTGCAGGTCAATCGCATAGCTAACCGAGTTACCGACGAGATCGCCGTCATTTTCCTGTTTGAACAACGAGGGCCATTTAAGGCGCAGACGAACCGCCGAGAGCTGGGCATTGGTAAACGTGCGCGTCCAGGCGGTGGCACTTGATACTTCGGTACCGACGGTGATTTCGTTTTCTGTACCCGGTATGCCCTGGATATAGCTCTGTGCCTGGTTACCCGGGCGAAACTCCCACACCACCCCGCTAAAGTTTGGCGATCCGTCTGCGTTCTCCAGTGCGGTACCATCCAGATAAATATTTTTACCGGTGAGCTGGCCGGAGAACTCTCCCTCTCCCAGAGCTATCAGAATTTTGGCCTTCGCTACAGACTGGAGATCATCAGGCTGTTCGGTCGGAGTTCGTGAACTTGAGCTGCCGCCCTTTCGGCCTTTAATCGACATAAATTTTTCCATATCTCACCCATAAAAAAAGCCGCTATCGCGGCTTAGTTATTTATGTAACGCTAGTCGAGAAAAGACTTAAGTAGTGAGTCAATACTATTATATTTTTCTGGTTGACCCTTTCCGTCTTGACTAACGTGCAGTGTATACGTTCCCGGCAATTGTTTCATTGCATCTTGCCGGAGTTTAGGTAGAAGATTCTCTTCGTAGTATTTTATTTTTTGCTCGAGGATATCTCTCTCTGTTCCAGAAAATGACCTAATAGATGAGCCGTTATCAGGGCGATCAAGACGTAAAACAACAGAATATTTTTTGTTATTGTAGGTAATGAAGATAACCCCATCTTGGCCAAAATCTGCGGGTGCGAAGTCTGTCAGGTTGACACTTATGAAGTTCTGACCGTTATAAATACCGTTGATGACTTTATCTTTATATTCGAGTTGAAGTCCCTGGGCTTCCAAATATGCCTTTAATTCATCCTTAATATTTCCAATAACTTCCAGTTTTTTTGGTTGCCAAAACACTCCCCTGCTCTCTACAAGTCGAGTCTCTTCCTGTTCTAAGTCAGTTAGTTTCATTCTTAATTGCAAAGACATTGTAACCTCTTACCTTATGTGTGTTTATTAAGATTACAAAATTCCATTAGTTATTTCCATTTTTATAAGATCACTGCTGATCTTCGACGTAAATGCCTGCGGAGATGATCGCGCCGCCGATGCGCCGACGTCCGTAAAGCAGGGGAACCGGATAACCCTGTGCTGCGGTGTTCGTTACGCCGCCGAACGCATATGAGGCACGGTTATCAGCATCCTGCTTACTGGCAAGTCCTGCAGGTTGAGGAGAAAGCATCTGGATCACACCACCAGCCATAAATCCGATACCAGCGGTAACCATCCCGCTTCCTATGACGCCACCAACTCCAGTCCACGATGTCATTACGCCAACAATTGCGCCTGTAACAACAAGTACCGCGCCCAAAACGGTTTGCAAAACCCCAGCTTTTTTACTTCCGATAACTACAGGCACAATACGAATCACATTTTCTGTAATTGGGTATCCCAGGTCATCTTTGCCTATATTTTTCTTTCCTTTGAAAACCGCATAAGTCAGGCCGCGGCGATCACTGGTAATCATAAATTTTTCAAACCCTGTGATTGTTGCCGCTAAAGCTCGTGTAGCTTCATGAACTGTACTTATTAATCGATAATGGGTCTTACCAAATGTCTTACCTAAGATGCCCCCAAGTTCGATTTTAATCATGCTTTCGCTCATGCTTACCTCATAAAAAAGGCCGCCTAAGCGACCTTGAATTTGACGAATGTTTTACTCAACTAGCCACATCCTATACTGACCTGCAGCCCCAGTTTCTGTTTTGTATTCTTGATAATGCCCGTTGGCGATGACATTTAAAGATTTTCGCCACTCTGTTAGCGCGCATTTGAATCTCACTGAAAGCGTATGCTCACCATTTGGCAAATAAACATCAACATATTGATTTTGCTGTAAACCTGCCACTTCTTTTTCATCAACTTTCAACACTAATGGACAGTTCTCACCCAGCCCCGATCCAGATAGTTGCTGTACACGATGCACCCTGACTTTGGTAGATCCAGTTTTACTATTTAAAAGTAATGAATCATAAATAATACTCGTTGCCTCATATGGCTTTGAGGCGCATCCAGATAATACGAAGATAACTAAACTAAAAAATATACTTTTCATTTTCTCCCCCTTAAAGAATTGCAGGAAGATTAGCACAGGGCTTTATATCTCAAAACTTTCATGGTTCTTTCCTGCCAGTACCCACCATACGGCACGCGCTGGCTCAGATGCCCGTACAGATGGTGCAGAAGCATATTGCCTTCCATCAGAATGCCTGCGTGATTCCACTTATTAGCCTGAACCTGCATGATCACCATATCACCAGGCTGTGGTGGTCCGTCGAACTCACGGAACCCGCATTCATACCAGCGTTCCTGATAGAAATTATCCGGGTACTCGTCCTCCCACCAGGGATAATTCACCCTGTAGTCATGCAGCTCGATGCCGTGCGTCTGCCGGAAATAGCTCATCACCAGCCCCCAGCAATCGTACACACCCAAGACGAAAGGCCGCTCGATGAGGGGGATCTCTCCCCGCGGTAAGATGGTACGTAAGTCACCTTCCGGCCAGCTGACGATGTGCCAGGGTAGCCCGTTGAGGTCACACTGGGCCTTATCCGACTCGCTCGGCTGGGTGGTTGCATCGGGGTGGCTGTGAACGATGGCGGTCACCGATCCCCATTCTTCGGCGGCGGCGTAGTCTTCCGGGCAAAGGACAAAATTGTCCTCCGGGTTCGTGGCCAGATTACGGCAGGGAAAATATCGCTCTACCCGGCTCTTCTGCGCTACCACGCCGCAGCACTCGTGCGGATACTCTTCCGCAGCGTGGGCCATGATGGCCGTGACAGTCTTTTTACGCATGTTAACTCCTGATCAATGAGGTGCCCGGGAAACCGCCGAATGAGAGTTCGTTATTTTCACCGAACCGAAGTTTGCAGGCAGACAGAGTGCCGTTGCATTCGTCCAGAGAAGGATCACTGACCGGGTTGTTGTTTTTGTCGAAATAGCGCGAACCGGCGTAATCGCAACCATCACCGGTACGGTATTTATTACGAATGCACCAGGTGCAAAGAGAATGGAGCTGGCGCGTCGGTATCATCAGTCCCTGTAGATCCATCGGGCTAGAAAGCGTGAACTCTACAACCTCATTCGTTTCACTGCTCTTTGCGTCGATATAAAAAACCTTCAGCTTTCCCTGTGTCGGATCGGCCGTAGTATTGCCGCCAGTGAAGTTTTTCGCGTCAAGATATTTACCCAGCGTGTCATGGATAGTCACCTTCGCCTGCAGCATATCGTCATAGGCCAGACACAGCGCCGTGATTGAACCGTCGAGGTTAGCTACCGATAATTTCGGTTGAGCGCTGCTCCCACTGGTGGAAGCCTCGATCCCCTCAATCTGACAGGGCCACGCTTTATATTCCTGCCCCTGCCACCAGAGTGATTTTGCCGCCAGCTTATTCTCATCCCCGCCGGCAGCGATAATTTCTGCTTCAGTGTGTGCGAGGCTGTAGCTGTGAAACCGCAATACCTCACCCGTACCAAAGGCCGTGCCATCGACTTCAAACAGCCTGACTTCATTGCCGGGTTCGAGTTTCTGATAATCTGCGTTAAGACTCATGGTCGGAATGCCTGTAAGAATGTTGCTTCAAGGTTGAACTTCCCGGCACCGAGGCCAGTGGGCTTATAGGTTTCGCAACGATAAAGCCCCAGCGCCTCCAGCGGTGGTTTCCACTGGAACGCCTTAGTTCCGCCGTGCCTGTCGAGAAAGGATTTAATGGCGGCGATATAGGACTCATTCCCTGTGAAATTGAGCGTCCATTGCTGACTTCTAGGATTTAACCCGTCACCCGATAACTGCTCATATCCATCGCCAAACTGCGCTTTCCTGGTTCTGAACGTCGTATCAGCTTCAGCGTTAATGCGCGGGCACCATGAAAAAGTCTCTAAAGCCATTTTTAGCGGCCTCCTCGTGTCGCATTCCAGATATCACCGCCGGGGCTGATATCACGTATGAGATTCTGTTTGTACCGCTGATCCACAAACCGTCCGATCTCGGCACCGAATTGCTCCAGCCCCGCTGAGGTTTTGGTTGTGGTGTTACCGTTGCCGTCGATTGTGATATATACCTGCGGCGCGGAAGATGTCGCCTGGCCACCGCCGCCGCCAACAGCCCGAACACCGAGCGATCCATCCGGCGCGCGTGTCAGCGGCATGATTGCCTCTGGCCCTGCCTCCCCCATGATTCCGGCCCCGCCTTTTGCAAAGGCAAACATGGTAGGGTTCCTTACGATCCCGTTGCTGAAGGCGCTAAGGGATGGTGAGTCGTAAACCCCACCCTTCGCGTTTAACTGGAAGTTAGAGCCATAGCTGGAAACCGCTGTGCCGGTACTTGCTGCCGCACTGGCACCGCCGCCGAAATAACTGGCAACTCCACCCAGCAGAGAGCCGAATAAGCCAGAACTGGAAGAACCGCCGCCCATCGCGTTCACCACCGCCATTTGCAGGGCTACCTTTTCGATGATCTGCAGAACGGAGACGCCCCAGGCTTTCCAGCTAACTTTATTGCCTTCAAGCATTGAGGTTACGTTACTGAAGGCACTGTCCATTGTGGTTTTGACACCATCTGACACGGTGCCAGATACGTTGCTGATTTCGTCGAGCCAGTTCGCATAACCGCGTGATACACCTGACCTCCAGTCAGATTCGGCCTCAGCAATGGCTTTATATTTTTTATCCAGAGCATCAAGCGCGGCGGCGCGCTTGGCGATAGCTTCGGTGCCGCCGTCGGTTTTGGTGAAAACACGGTTAATCTGCTGTGTTTCGTCGAACTGGTTGCGCTGCCGATCGCTCATAGCTGCGGTGTCTGTGGTGAGGTTTGCATCGTCCCGGAACTTCCGGGCAGCATCCGTCAGATCCCGGAGGGCGTCAGCCTGTTCACGCTGTTTGCGAACATTTTCGTCTGCCTTCTGATTCCACTTTGCCAGCTCGGCAGATGAGGCCTGTATTGCGCGCCGCTGTTCGTCAGTCCACTTGGTGCCAGCCTGATGAGAGGCTGCGTACAGTTCGGAAGCTTTTTCGCCTTCGGTGGCACGTACGCGCTGAACATCTATGGCCACACTGAGATCGGCCATTTTGCGGGTGTACTGTTCGGCCTGGCTCGCAGCTTCTCGCTCTGCTTTACCCTGGGCCTGAGAGGCAGCTGTTGAATCCTTTTTAGCCTGAGCTGAGGCAGCATCCTTTTTGGCAGCCTGATCCTTGTTGTAGATGTACTGGGTATAAAGCGCGCCGGTTAGCTTAAGGTCTTCTGCTTCATAGACGTGCTGCTGATGTAATTTTTCCAGCCCGCTAAGGCTCGCCATTTCGTTATCACGTCGTGACCGCTCGAGCGCTGTTTGCTGCTGAGGCGTGGCGTTCGCCATTGATACAACCGGACCTGCATACTGCGGAGGTTTTGCACCTGCTGTGGCCGACATCGAGCGATTGAGAAGATCGTAAGCCCCTTTCAGGATAGAGACGGCGCCTGCCTGCTCAATGGCTTTCTGCGTCGCCAGATCGCTGGCTTCGTTCACCAGCTTTTGAGTCCGTTCAACCTTCGAGGCAGCCTGTTCGCGCTGATATTCCAACTGATTAAGCTTGTCAGTAAGCTCAACGTTTTTGGCCGTGATGTCAGCCTGATCCATGAAGGTGTTGATCAGGGTAAGAGTCGGGTGGCGATTATAATCCTGCTGGATCTGGTCCACTGCCTTAAGGCTGTCTTTCACTCGCCTGATTTGCGAGTCGAGATCAGCCAGGTCCTGTTTCTGAGCCTGCAATGATGTCCGGGCATCTGCCGCAGTGGAACGCAGCCCCAGAACCGACATCTGCTGCAGTTTTGTGTTGATCTCGTCGAGGTTGTTGGCAAACCCCACAGCTTCACGGTGTACCTGCTGGGTATGCTGATACAGACCGTACATCGCCGCACCTGCACCGATAATAACGCCTGGCCAGCCGCCGAGAATGCCCAGCACACCACTACCCAGGCGGGTCATCACTGAGGCTGTATTGGTGAGGTTGTTAACTGCTGATGCCCTGCCTGCAAGAGCTGCATTAAGCGAAGCCTGAGCGGCCGCAAGATTACGCTCGGCGAAAATTTGCGCCTCAATACTCGCTGCCGCTGCGCGTGCCTGTTGTGCCCGGTAGACAGCCTGCCGACCAGCAGCAACGCTGACCTGCGCACCGCGAACCTGTGCCTGCGCCAGCGCAACCTCTGCGGCTGTGTTAGCGAACACAGCACGGGTAGACTGCCCTACGCTGCCGACCATGTTCCCAAAATAGCGAGCCAGGCCAACCCCCACCAGCAGCCCCGCAGTATTTGCTACATCATCGATGTTGTTAGCCAGACCATCCAGCACGCCAGAAAGCGTGGAGGATGCCCCGACTGCATCATTCGCGCCACCTACCCAGGCGAGAAATGAGTTCTGCACTTTCTGTGCAGAACCGCTGATAGATGCCGGGAGCGTATCGAACTCCTTTCTCAGGATCTCAACATTAGTCAATAGCGGGACGATTTTATCCGTAGTCAGCTCGCCATTGTTGGCCATATTGCGCAAGCCGCCAACGGTGGTGCCCAGGCCATCAGCAAGAAATTTCGCAAGACGACCACCGCTCTCCATGATTGCATTAAACTCCTCCCCACGCAGAACACCGGAGCCCAACGCCTGGCTTAGCTGTGTAATAACAGAACTCGCCTCTTCCGTACTGGCGCCGGACAGCTTCAGTGAGGTGGCAACGGTTTCCGTTACCTTTGCAACATCTGCAGAAGCGTAGCCTGCATCACGTAAGGACTGAGCGATACGGCTGTAAAGATTGCTGTTCGCTTCGAGAGAGGTTCCGGTGCGCTGGCTGATCTCCATCAGTACGCGCTGAGATTCCACATAATCCTCGCTGGAAGACGATGCCAGGCGAAGACGACCGTTCAGTTGGTTCCATGTATCAGCGAATGCAACAAGTTGATGCGTGGCAAAAGCGCCCGCCCATGCACCGGCAAGGCCAGCGGCTGAGGATCGAACTGTTGCGAGTTGTGAGTTCAAATCTGCCAGTGAGCGTTGTGTTTCTCGGGTGGCCGCTGCTGCCTTTTTCCCGCCCTGCTCCATAGTGCGGTAGTAATCTGTCCCCATGCGGGAAGCTCGGGCGATCTCTGACTGGAAAGAAGAGGAGTTCGCCGAAATTTTGATTATTAGCTCGCGCAGCGTTGCCATATTTCACCCATAAAAAAGCCCGCAGCCGCGGGCATTAAAGACTGGACATCCATTCTTCAAGTTCAGAGACTTCATCGCTTTCTTCCTGCTCTCCCCACTTCAGCATCACTTCGGGAATAGTGAATTTTCCGCCCTGAGAGTTCAGCATCGCAACGGAGATTTGTGCCGCCTGCGCGTCGGCGCGCCAGTCGCCAATCGGACTGATGCGGTCAAACTCGATCCACATTTTCAGTTCGCTGGCGGTGATGGTCTGGCGCAGCTCCTGCAGGGTTCGCCCCAGCCGGAGCGCCAGCGACATCAGGAAGAAGGTCAGCGGCTGCTTTACGGCTTTCCCGCTTCTTCCTGGCTCATTCCGAGGCCGAGAGCCTGCGCCAGCAGTCGGGCGTGTACCGGTCCATAAATTTCAGAAACCTGCGCCTGATCGTCAGCGCCAAAAACGCGCTCGCCGTTTTCATCCAGCAGAACGTCAATAAACAGAACGACGTCGGCCTCTTTATTGCGCAAAAATTTCTGTGATTCGGTCAGGATGGGTGGCTCTTCACCTTCCGGGATCTGAGGATTGACGATTTCACGGAACTTTACCCAGGCATCGCCGGAGGGTTCGCGCAGTGTGACCTGTGCTCCGTCCCATTCGGGCACCGTAACGCCCGGTTTTGTGCGGTACGCTTTTGATGCAGTAAGCGCCACGTTGCGTAGTGAATTCTGTGAAGTCTTTTGCGCCATTTCATTCTTCTCTTTTTACAGGATAGGGGATTAAAAGAGCGGCCGAAGCCGCTCAGGAACCAGATGCGGAAATGCGCTTAGGCTTACCGCGAACACGCAGCGAATAGGTTGCCCCAACAACGGATGAGGTTGCCGCAGACCACGAACTCTGGCGAACCTCCACCAGCACATAAAAACCGTTGCCCGAAGGGAACACCACACGCAGCGCGCGCAGCTCATCGTTTTCATATGCAGTCTGCAGCGCTTCCTGTGCTTCTTCTTCACCTACCCAGTTACGGGTGATACTCATTTCTGCCGGCGCGGCAAGTCCGTTGGTTTGCTCCTGTTCGGTTGAACACAGTGTGGTGACGTCGATATCACCCTTCTGGCCGCCGGTAAAGGTGATCTCCTTCGTTGCACAGGCCGCTTCCAGCCATGTAACGCCAGCTCCCGGGAAGGTGGAAGAAATAAAATCCGCGGCGGTTACAGGCGCGTCGGAGACGGCAACGGTCATCCCCTTTGTAACTTCATACTTACTGGTCATGATTTCTCCAGATTAAAAAAGCCGCCCTGAGGCGGCGGTATAAGTTTATTGCCAGATCTGAATTTCCAGGGTGGCCCGGTAAAGCCCGGTATCTGGCTCGTAGCCGTTGATCTCGTTTAGCCCGACAGGATGCAGATCGCCCATAGCAGCTTTAACCTGATTACGCAGCTCCCGGGCGTCATCAATTGACGAGGCCCAGGCGTCAACCTGAACGGTGCTTGCTGTTTCTGCCTGTCCGCAAAAAACATCTTCGCTGACTGAACTCGGAAGCAGATAAATCACCCACGGTGCTACGGTACCCAGCGGCGCCACGTAAGGAAAAACATTACCCTCTGCCAGGGCGCTGAGACGCTGATAAATATCGGCTTCGGTCATTTCGCCAGTACCTCATCAATGGCCTGGTTCATACGGGCCATGGCTACCCGTGTCGCCTCTTCCTGGCAGGTATCGAATGCCGGGCGAACGAAGGGGTGCGCAGGCATGTTTGACGTACCGAGTTCCACGAAGCGCCAGTAAAAGGCATTGCGCGGATCGGACGCCTTCATGCTGTTATCGCTGTTGTTGGTGCGCATATTACGACCACGAATATGGACGCCAGAGGAAATTTCACCCCGGCGGCGCCCTTTCTGGGTCACCACAACCACGTTTTTTTTCAGTTTTCCAGTTCGTTCAGGGGCGCGATTTTTAACCTCTGCTTTCAGGACCTCGGCGCCGGCTCGGGTGGCATCGCGCAGAACCTTGTTATTTTCGGCTCTGCTGAGCGCCTCCAGATCCTTCGCGATATCGGCCAGACCTGAGAAATCAAGACTCGTTGAAATCACTGTTTCATCCCCTTCTCGCAAAGTAATTCCAGCCTGGTGCCGTTCTCTGCTGAGATAGCCGACTTAATGTCATATATCTCACCATCTCCGGTAGGCGGCAGATGAAGGGCACGCCATCCCGTGGTTACGGGAATGCCTGAATAACGACGCATCCAGATCCGGGTTATGGTGCTGCTCAACTCTGCGCCGCCGTCCATCATCTCCCGGCCCGATACATCCGCGACTTCTGCCCGAACCGAAGCAACATCGACCCAGCCGGTTGCAGGCTGTCCGGACGGTAATCGCCCGGTTGCCGGTTTCTGAAGGATTACCCTGTGCCGCAAACGTCCCGCTTTCATAGGCCATAAATCCGGTAAGGTTGAAGGAGTGCTTCAGTGGATAGGGCCAGTGCAGATGTCACATTCCCAACGTTTATAGCTTCGCGATTTGCGTACCAGTGACCAATGAGCATCAGCATAGCTATTTCGATATCCTCGCCATAAAGCAGTGCGTCAGAATCGGCCTGATAAAGCGGATCATCAGCTTTTTCATAAAGCCGACGGCGGGTCCATTTTTCAACGTAGCGTTCCGCAGCTTTTATGCCCGTATCGATCCAGGCGTCGTCTTCCGTGAAGTCCTGTTCGATATTGCAGTGATGCTTCACCTGCTCTTTAGTCAGCATGCGCGCCCCTTACTTACCTTTGCCTTTTGGATCGGGGTCTTTATTCGGTCCCGGTTTTTTGGCGCCGGGTTCTGCGGCATAACCGCGCGCCACCAGCTCGCGGCCATGCTGCTCCAGCGTCTCGAACTCGGTGCCTTCGGTAAGCACGTTACCTTCAAAGTAAATGGGCTTGATAGCGATCAGCTTCATGGCTGTCTCCTTAAAGGAAAGGAAAAGCGGCCCGCAGGCCGCCGTTAAGGATTACGCACCGCCACCTGTAGCAGGCGCAGTGAAGGCTCCGTAAATAAACGCTTCCGGCCGTTTCACCGCCAGCGCCAGGCGCTCTTCGCAGCGAATCGAGATCATGTTTTTCTCGAAGTCGTCGGCGTTCTCAGTGGAGATCACCACGTTGGCATCTTCACGGTCGAACAGCTGGGCCGCGGCGTTGAATGCTCCGGTCAGGAACTTGCCCTGGAATGCTGCGGCTTCGGTCGCAACCACCGGCAGGCCCCACAGGGTTGGCCCGGTCACTGCCGCCGGGTTCGCCAGGATATAGCGGCCCAGCGTGTCCTTGGTGAGTTCAATCTTCGCCCAGTCGATGAAGTGCAGGACGTGGCCGGAAGCCGGGAAGCGCGCCAGCTGCGCCTGCAGCATTGCGAGGCGCAGATCGTCAATGCCGTTCTGCTGTTCAACGGTGAACGCAGCGTCATACGCCGAAGCCTGCGGGACGATGCCTTTCAGGTGCGCGCCGGTACCATCACCAAAGAGAATTTCCTGCTCTTCTACATACTTCAGACCGTAACGCATCTCGGCGTCGATAGTGGACTGCAGCTGCGCGAAGTCATCCAGGATCTGTTTGGACGCCTTGAACATGTGCGCGATGGTGGTGACCGGAGTGATCTGCGTGGCGAACTGGATATCGCTGTACGGTTTGGCAGTACCTTCGGGCACGACTTTCGCCGCATTGGTGAATCCGGTCTGCTGCACCCAGAAGATGGCTGGCGCCGAGGTGCGGCCCGGAGCAATCAGATCGCGGATGAAAAGGCGCTGTTTCGGTGCGGTGTCGATACCCGGCAGGCGCTGCGGCTCAACCACGCCGGTGGCGACATCCGTGGAAATCAACGCGGCGTTCACAGGCACGCTGACGCGCTTACCACCTTCAACGCTTGCCGCGAATGCTTTCAGTGCTTCGCTGCTGATGACGGTCTGGCCAGCGGTCTCGATCACCTTTGCAGCGCTGGCCAGCGGCATCTGAGCTACCTGCTGCTCAATTTCACCTACTGAAGATTTCAGCGACTTAAGCGCAGCGTTCAGCGCATTGTGTTCAGTGGCAATTTTATCCACTGCCTCTTTGGTTTGCGCAGACAGCTGACCAGAGCTTTTAGCCTCCTTCAGCGCGTCCTCGGCTTTCTGGCTGAAAGTGCCGGAAACTTCTTCCAGCTTCGCAGAAACTTTTTTCAGTAATTCGTTAACTTCAGACATGGTCTTTCCTTATTGGCCGAACGCCGCCAGGGCGTCTTCAAGTTGTTTGAGATTGTCAGGGTTGATTTCTTCGGTAGCGCCCGGCGTACCTTCAGGGATGGCAGCAGCGCCTGGCTTGCTGCCGGATAAGGCTTTAAGAAGTTTTCGACGCTCAGAGCGCGGCGTATCGGTTTTGGCCAGCAGCGCATCAAGCTTGCGCAGCGCCGCCGCCGGGCTGTCGTCGTCGTCAGCAATTTCATCAGCGGAGAGGAGGCTGTCAGCAAAGCCTTTCGCCACCGCGTCACTGCCGCCAATATAGGTTTCGCCGTCCATCATCTTTTCGACGGTGGCGGCATCAAGACCGCTGCGTGCCTGGTAGATATCGCTCATCGCTTTATCGAACGGCGCCAAGTCAGCGGCGATCTGCGCCAGGTCGTGACGGTTACCCATCGCATAGACCCAGCAGTTGTGGATCATCAGGAAGGCGCCGCGTCCGATCTGTACATCATCACCGGCCATCGCGATGACCGACGCCGCCGACGCTGCCAGACCCAAAACCTTCACAGTGACCCTGCCTTCGTACTCGCGCAGCAGGTTATAAATCGCCAGGCCTTCGAACATGTCGCCGCCCGGGCTGTTGATGTTAACCGTCACGTCAGCCCCCCCGAGCGAGCGCAGCGCACCCGCAATGCGGCTGGCCGTCACACCCTCTCCCCAGTAATCAGCGCCGATCACGTCGAAGATAGAAATGCTGTTGTCACCGTCCCGGGCGGCGCGGATGCCACCGTTCCAGCGCTCCATTGCCGCAGCTGGCAGATCAGGTTTTTCGCGCGCAAAAGGTCGCCCCTCCGGCGCAGCCGGAAGGCTTTTAATTGTCATGGATGCTCCTAAGCCGCCTGTTTCAGCGGGGATTGTTCGAAGGGGATGTCGGGGAATACGTGGTTATGAACCTGTCGCAGCGCGAAGGCCTGTGCTGCCTGGCTGTTTTGCTTCAGGTCTTCAAGCGGCGTCAGGTTGAGCTGCACCGTATAAAGATCGCCGCCCTCAATCGGTGGCATGTTCTCAAGGCGACGCACGTCGTTACGGGACATCCAGCCGTTCTGCAGCGCGCTGGTGTAGTATGCCGCCCGGCCAGCACTGTCGGCGCGCAGCAGGCCCTCTACCGAGAACTCGGCAAAGAGGTCCTCTTCGCCATTCAGCAGACAGCGGGAGATCTCCTGCTCGATATTCACCAGCAGCGGGCGCAGCGTGTGGGTCAGGAACTGAAGATTCATCCCCTCCAGGCTCGACGCCCAGCTGCTTTGCTTCGAGGTGTGGCCGACCATAAACGGCGGCACGCGGAACCAGCGGCAGATTTCCTCAATGCTGAATGAGCGACTTTCCAGCATCTGCGCCGCTTCCGGGTTCATGGTGACGTTCTGATATTTCAGCCCGCCCTCAAGAACCATAATTTTTCCGGCGTTTTTAGACCCGGTAAAAGCCTGCATATAGCCCCGAAGTCGCTCTCTTTGATCCTTATCAAGCGCCTGGTCAGCTGAAAGAAAGCCCGAGCTTTGCAGGCCATTTTCGAAAATCTTTGCAGCTGACTCTTCGACGGCCATCGCCGCGCCGATCACGTCACGACCCGTCATCATTGGCATCATGCCGCAGACACCATCAAGGCCAAATCCCCGGATGTGCATCAGGTTCTTTTCGGAGATAACGCGTTTCGTGCCGTCCTCGGTGTAGGTGTATTCCAGCCTACCGGTATCCAGCCGCTTCACCACCATATTCTGGGGCAGGAGTGGCACCAGCGACACCAGCTTATTGCCGATAAACAGCTTCTCGACAAATGCATTACCGCGCAGACAGATGCTGGCCACCACCATGAGCATGAACCGGGACGGCGTCATTTCCAGATTGGGACGGCGACAAAGCACCTGATAAACCGGATGGTTCTGCGCCAGCTTGCGCGAGCCATCAGCCTGCCGGGTGTAAATCTTAACCGGCAGCGTGGACACCGACTCGCTCAGAAGCCGGACGCAGGCCCAGACTGCCGAAAGCTTGATCGCCCGATCTGCCGTGACGACCTTGCCGCTGCTGCTCGTGCCGTACCACTCCTGCCAGAACGATCCGGTAGTCAGGCTGATGGGCACGCCCAGCCAGTTGAGCAAGGCACTTTTTACCTTGCCCGGCTGCTTACTTTTCTTCATCAGAAACCTACCATGATTGGATTTTCAAAGAAGCCGCTCAGATCCTGAGCATCATTACCACCATTGACCAGCATCCGGCTTTTAGCCGTAAACAGTGCAACCGGTCCGTCAATTTTGTTTTCAGGTGTGGATTTGTTCGGGAAGATGTTGTCGTTTTTGTCGGGCTTAACCGTGACGTTTGACATCATCCACCGCATTACGGGGTTGTCGTCATGGTGGAACTTGTTGCCGTAAATCTCCGCCTGCACTGATTTCATGGACTCAGAAAGGTTTTTGACCGTCTGTGCGACTTCCACCAGCGGCAAGCCTTCCTCCGCAAGTGACAGACTGAACTGCACTGCGCTCCAGGGATCGAAAGCAATCTCCTTGATGTTCTCGCCCTTCACCCACTCCACAATGTCGGCTTTAATCATGCCGTGATCGATAACGTCCCCGTCAGTCAGCTCAAGATATCCGGCGTCGGACCACTTCCTGTAAAGCTCTGCAATATGGGCTGGCGCTGTTTCCAGTCGCCCTTCCGGGATCCAGAAACGTGGCTGCATATGAGTTTCACCTGCAGGATCGCGCCAGGCTTTCACCGCTGCACAAATATCGATTTTGTTGGCGAGGTCGACCCCCACCCACAGTGGCCACGCCTTACGCTCAGCTTCCGAAGCAATACCCGGCATTTTTGCCCAGCGGTCCATGTCCATCCAGGCGCTCTCGGCAGTTACCCAGATGTTCAGGTGCTTGGTAAAGAAGTTCGGCCGCGCCGCGACCTGCTCCTTTGCCTTTTTGGCAAGGCGGCGCATGTCGTCCCAGCGCTTACAGATACCGAGGCCGGGGTTAGCTTTCGGCCAGTTGGACTCGTCAAAGGGATCGTCGCCTTCGTCGAGGGTATAAATCAGGGCGAAATAGGTGTCATCCTCCACCACGCCGCGCAGCACCTTGATGGCGTAATCCCGCTGCTCGTAACAGATGCCCTCTTTATTGGTACCCGCCGTCGTTATTGCGAAAAGCAGGGACTGAAGGCGCGCACCGGTAGCTGTTTCCAGAACGTCCCAGACATCACGGGTACGGTGAGCGTGCAGCTCGTCGACAATGCCGCAATGTATATTCAGGCCGTCGAGGTTATTCGCATCACTGGAGAGCGGTTCAAACTTAGAGGCCGAACGCTCCTGGTGAATGTTGAGCTTAACGTGACCAAAAAGACGCCCCAGCGTGCGGGGGGATTTCTTGATCATGTTCTTGGCATCATCAAAAACAATCCGCGCTTGGTCCCGGGTCGTCGCAGCTGAGTAAACCTCTGCGCCACCCTCGCCATCGGCACCGGTCATGTACAACCCAATACCAGACGAAAGTGTGGACTTGGCGTTTTTACGCGCCACCTCGTCATAAGCCGTGCGGAAGCGGCGCACCATGACAGCTGCACCATCCTCCATAACCACTTCACCCGTCATCTCATCAACTAAATGTATGACGAAGCCAAACAGGTTTATCAGTATGAAAACGTGCCAGGGCATCAGCTTGATGGGATTTCCAGCCAGCGCACCTTTGACGTGAGGTACAAAATCATAAAAATCAAGAATGTGCTGGGCGCGACCTTCGTTGAAGTACACGCCCCGCTTCGGTCCGTGCTCTAAATCATTGAAGAATCGCTGGCACGCCAGGCGTACCAGTTCGCCAGCAACAATCTCGCCAGACAGCACGCGCTCGGCGTACTGAATACCTTCCGAAACCGTTGCCATTCATCATTTGCGCTTTTTAAGAAATTCATCCAGTGGATCGGCCTCAGCCGGGCCTTTAGCGCCAACCTTGGACCGGCTGGCCGGGGTCATGCCGAATTCAGCGAGCATTGCCCTGATGCGCTTCCACGCATCGGCTTTCATCACTGCCGCCGGGTGCGGCTTAATCATCCTGATTTCCCGCTCTTTCCCTTCGTCCGGCTCATCCTCGCTGTAGACGGCGTAGGTGTAACCTTCCCGCTCTAACGTCTCGCAGTGATTCCGGTACTCTGTGTAAGCCTCGATCAGCAGTTCAAGTGCTTTACCGTCCAGGGTCGTCATCACCCCGACAGCATCAAGCTCTTCGCCAATTCGCTTAAACCAGTACTTCCCCATCTTGTCGAAATGCTTCGGAGCTGGGGGTACCCCAGAAGCGGGTTTTGGCTCGTCTTTGTTGACAGCTCTTTTGGATGGGTTCCCCTTCACCAAAGCCAGGTGTGTCGGGGTTTTCGGTGGTCCTGGCATAATCGAAAACTCCTATTAATCGATGGTGGGGATCCCCATAAAAAAGTTTTCTAACCTGCGGCGGTGTGAAAAAAGGTTAGGCGGCGGTCCTTAGCAGGCAGGGGCCTGAACTTTTGACCCGCCCTCCCCTAGTAGTGAGAATAGATATCATTCACCTCAAATGATTGCATTTGAAATCATTTTGCGTTTCATCAGTCGAGATGGAAGTCATCACTGAGGTTACGGCGCCGCGCGCTGCTCGCATTGTGCGGGCAGGCGCTGGAGTTATGGCCTGACTGGCCGCAGTAACCGCAGCGCAGGTTCGCACGGCGGGCTGAGCCTCCCCATGTCTTTGGGCAGTTCGCTACGGTGTGCAGCGTCGAGCCGCAGTAGGTGCAGCGTGTATAGCTCATCGGGCTCTCTCCGTTGCGGTCTTGCGCTTATGGCATGGCCAGCACAGCGATTCAAGATTGCTGTCGTCGTCTGTGCCGCCGTGAGCTTTCGGGATAACGTGGTCGACCGTTTCCGCTGGGCGTGGTCTGCTGTTGCGCAGGCACTGCTGGCAGATGTGTCGATCACGCTTAAGGATGCGGGCGCGGATGATATCCCACTTACTGCCGTAGCCACGCTGATGGCGGCTCAGGCCTCGCTGGTGCTGCTGCCACCCTTCGTTACGGTGCGCATCGCAGTAGCCGGAACGATCTGTGGTGGTGCCGGAGCACCCGCGTTTACGGCAGGCGCGCGGGATAGCTGCTGGCATATTGTTGGCTCCAATAAAAAAGCCCCGTGTGAGCGAGGCTGTGTTTTACACCCTATAGGGGATATATGCGATTTATCCGCTACAGCCATTACGATGGGTTAACCCATGGTGATGGCAATAAAAAAGGCCGCTATTGCGACCTTGTCTTAAGAAGATGAGATTAAAGAAGTTTAATTTTTACGTCATAACCTTCAAGACCTGTCATTGTTTCGCGAGCAACAAACTGAATTTCAGAAACTTCTTTTCCGGTTTTCTTTTGTAGTTCTGAGATTTTTTTTGCTATCAGTGCGGCAATATCTTCTTCTGCCTTTTGCGTCAGAGCTTCAACTTTCATTTTTACCTCTTCTGGTTCATTTACCATTCAGATTCTCCAGCAAGGTGACAATGGTTGATGAACGGTCCTTAACCATAACTGTATATAAATTATAGACTACCGATAATGCAGATGCTGCATGCTCATAGGATTCGCTAGCAAATTCCTTCACATGGCATCCCACCACGTTAGTTTTGCTCACGTTGATGGCAATAAAAAACCGCCCGGAGGCGGTTATATTCAGCAGGTCAGCATGTTATCTGTGAATGACAAACAGTGATTTGCATTTAGGGCAGAGCAACGGCAGCTCTTGCCGTACTTTTGTGGAGGGGTGGTTCGAGTTATGGCCGCATATCGGACAAGACACTGTTGTTTTGGTCGCCGCTTCAACGCGTTTAAGTGCGTAATCGAAGAATGACATAATTTTTAGCCTTTATAAGAGTAAGGCTTATCATAACATGATTGATTAATTTTTAATCAAAAACACCCACGCCGTAGCACTTAATCACCGGATTAATGACTTACTGTTGATCGAAATACAAAACTATCAGGAATGTTCCCAGTAATGCCGCTCACGCTTGTTTAATCATGGTTCCTGGTCCATGCTAAAAATTCCCTGACAATCTCTGTCAACACCGGGAAAGGCTGTACCTCAATGTAAGAAGCACTAATAATAACGTTCCTGTTCTCCAGTTGCCCTCTTACTGAGGGCTATCTTTTTGACAAAATTGACCAGTTGCACCTCATTGTTCTTATGGACTTACCTTCTGGCAGTTAGCCTGCCACGCCCTGTTATGCGTCAGGATGTCTTTCTTCGTCTGGCGCTCCAGCACATCCCAGTCATGTTCTGTGCCGTATATTGGCCTCACCCAGTCGCAGCTGGTGTCGATCACCTCAACCTTTGCGGGTCCAGCTGTTCCGCAGCTCGCGATCAACATCGTCATCAGGCATATGGTTAACAGTCTGCTGTACATTGCTGGCCTCTTTCGTTGCTTCTACCCGGCGTTCTGCTGCTGCGACCGTTGCCGCGGCGTTATCTTCGGTGCGCTGCTGATCAGCTTTTGCTTCCACTTTGCTGGTGCCGCGTGAATGGCCTAATCCAAATGCGCCAGCGATAGCAGCGATCACCGCTGCAGCCAGCCCAATAATCACTTCGATACCCATCATGACCTCACAACAGAACGGACTTCGCCAAGTTGAACAGAGTGCGCCGTTTATCCAGGCCGTTACGTCCGCCATTGATGATCAGCGTTACGCGCTCTACATCGCCCGAATAAAGCAGGCAGCCGTGGGACACGTAAAACCATGCTGCTGATCGCGCGGCATAGACATCCTGCTCCAGCAGCTCGGGGTGGGTTACCAGATCCAGTTTCAGCGCCTGACCGCAGTTGCGATAGTTGCTCAGGCCTGTGATCTGCTTCAGACCGCGGCCCCGGTATTTCCAGCCGTCACCCGCCACCTGATTGCCCAGATTCTTTTTGCCCCACTCTCCGCCATAAACCAGATTGGCGATTGCTTTCTGGTTAGCTGGCTGTGTGGCCGTTCTGCCGAGGGCTGCGGCCTGTTGTGCTGTGATGCGGTGCTTACCGAACACCGACACCAGACTGTCTGCCGCATAGTTCAGGTTTTCCACCAACCGTGTAAACCCGCCGGACTCATGGCCTATCTGGGCAATAAACATGGCCTGATCGAGCGGCGCGGTAATGCCGAACTCTTTCATCGCTGCGTCGATATGCGGATACCAGTGCGCAGCTAACCCGGCGCTGATACCAGCCGCCTTCTGAAATTGTGTTTGGTTCATTATTGCCTCAGATGATCAACCAGGCGCGCAACGTTGCCTCTGACGGCCACCAGCACGGAAAGGAATATGACGTTGGCACCAATGGTGGCCCACGATGAATGAGGATATATGCCGCATAGATAGGCTAACGGCACCGCGCTGTAAGTGACAGTAATCAACCACGCCAGGCGGGAAACCCACGGACGATGACGGGAATCACCACGACGGTAAAACATCAGGGTGACCACTACCCCGGCGCAGAGCAGCGCGTTGATAGTTGCTGTCGGGTCATTTAGTACCACCAGAACCTCCCCGGCGTGTTATCAGCGCCACCAGCGAACCGACATCCTGGTTATTCAGGAACGTCAGGATTTTGACGGCTAAAGCAGAAACAATAACGGCACCAATGGCGTCCAGAGGCTTATCGCTGTAGCCAGTCCAGTTAGCCAGCTTTGAACCCACCAGGCCGGAACAGAGAATACCGGCGATGTAAGACACAACGAAATATGCCATTCGGCGTGCCGCGCCCAGATCTGCGGCTGTGGCGATATAGAATACAGCCCCTGCAAACGCGCCAAACACCACACCGTAATCTGTCCCGGTCAGCAGTCCATAGACACTGGCACCTGTAAGAGCACCACCAGCTAACCCGGTGCCGGAAATTGGATCGGACATTGAGCCCCCTCTTATTGCCGTGAGTCCTCTCAGTACGAGGGGAAACAAAAAAGGCCGCCAATAGGCAGCCTTCAGATATTTATCAATTGATATTATCTTGGAAGATGTTGTGGTGGGCCAATCCAAGAGAAAGAGTTAAATGCTTCTTGAATTATCGTAGTGATTTTCAGCATTGATTCCTCTGAAACATCTACTTCACCATAGTGACCATCGGCCATGGTGTACCCAAGTTTGGTCCCATGCAAGTTACTAAGCATCAATGCTCCTGAAGGCGCAACAACGAAACCGTTATCAATTGGTTGAAGTTGTAAGGGTTTTGGCTCTCTTCCAGCGCCAAGACCACGCGCCCTATCTTCTAAATGTTGCGCTGAATTTCTCACAGCTCTTAAGTTAGGGAAATCATCGGCAATCCTGGCGTGTAATCTTTTAATTTCCGGAGGAGCACCGTTTTCTTCAGATATGACTTTTAAAAACCTATCTATCGTGTCGAGAGCATTGAGAAAGGATTTGGCATGCAAAAAAATAAATCGGTGCTGATGACTTGATGGAATTTCTCCATTACTCCATTTCTCTTTTTTAAAGCGAGTCTCAACTTCAATTGCCACTTTCTCGCTACGGTCATAAGGCAGCAAGCCCAACTCCTGGCGGACTTGTACTTCTAAATCTCGACGCTTTTGCATATCATCCTGCCACCGTTGATGATCGAGGCCAACATTACCAGACCTATTATGCATTTCGAGATTGAATAAATTTAATGCGATGTTAGCGTCATAAAACGCTGTTTCCAGGTGACTTAATAGTCTTTCAAGCTTCCAGCCCAGTTCTAAATCTTCATGGCTGATATTGCTACCAGGCTTAGTTAATTCAAAAATCAGCATTTGTTTGATCCCCAAGATAAAGGCCAAACAATTATATTACCGCTATATAGAATTTATCTATTTTGGATGCACTAAAAAAAACCCGCTCGATGGCGGGCTTCTTAACGCTGAACATACAATGCCCATCGTTAACGTCAAATTTACACAAAAACGGCAACTTTGCAAGCAACGTGACGCTAAATAGTGAGATTTATATCAAATTATGCGTTCTTGTTACTTTCTTCAACTGAGTGTCTGCGTTGCTTTCCTCCTGAAAGCATTTCGTCACCAGGCTTTCATAGAACGGCTTCCAGCTATAGCGCCAGGTGCGATCAGGAAGGCTGTCCAGCTCGGCCAGAACGCCGCGATACGCCACTGATGATTTCGGCCTGCTGTATCCTCGCCCCTCACAGCGTTTGCACTCCTTATAAACCGGCGCACCCTGCAACTCAGTTTGCTTTCGGTCGAGGGTTTGACCAGATCCGCCACACTGGCAGCGCTTACTGATCTGGCCGGTTCCTTTGCACTTGCCGCACAGCTGGTGGTCAACATCCTTTACCTCGCGGAAGACTTCAAAATCAGATGGAGACTGACCCAGATCCTTAGCAAATTGAGGCAGGCGCATTGTGTAATGACTTTTGGTAATCACGCTGGTCCTGGTTATGAAGCCCTTGCCCCGGCATTTCGGGCAATCTGAACTGTCAGCTGCTGATGAGGCGTAATCCTTGAATGCGAATCTGGCGAGGATCCGCATACAGAGAGGGAATTTTTTGCCAGCTGCTTTACGTACGGCCATTGGTGCGTGCTGCTTGGCGTATTCTGTCAGCCAGTTGATAGCGGCTTCTTTATCCTGTGGGCTGATGCCAGCCTTCCCCAGATACATGGCAAGACCGATCCCGGCGTCGGCTTGGGTCATGCCCAGCGCCGCCATGATGTCGGTTACCGTTAACTGATCGCCCGCGGTTGCGCGCACGCTATCAGAGATGTGCATCCCTTTCGGTGCAAAAAACTTTAAAACTCCGTCCAGATTCATAGCGTTCTCCACTCCGTCTACGCCAGTGCGCCGATGGCCAGCGCCCGGTCTAATGTTTTCAACAGCAGCTCCGGCTGCGTGCCGTACTTCGCTTCAAATGCCACAGCGTCAGCGTGCAATTCGTCGTGATGCGCCCTGCACAGCGGAATCACGAACAAATCATGCGCTTTGGTGCCCATGCCACCCATGCCGTGGCCGATCAGGTGGTGGGGATCGTCTGCCGGGTTCTGGCAACATGCGCACTGCTGCGCCTTTACCCAGCGGGTGTATTTCTCGTTTTGCCAGCGTCGGCGCTTAGGCCTCAGCATGAAGGATTCCGGCGTCTCCGGATCCACCTGCAGCGCCAGCACCTTTTTAACGGCTTCCTCTACAATGCTGGTGGGCGGTACCGATGGCACAATGTCAGCCTCACGCATCACCGACTGCATTTTCTCTGCCGGAATACGCAGGACCTTGCGAGCCACCGTCTCAGGTATGACATGGGCCAGCTTGTTAAGCGTCAGCCACCAGCACAGTTCTGGCAGGGTCACGGCGTGTGAATCATCGAAACCCAGCCCCGCACGAACAACCGACAATAGCCAGGCTACCAGGTTCTCCCGCGCAATGCCCGCCAGTTCGTTAGTAAATTGCTCCCGCACACGGACATCACAGGCCCAGCACAGCCGCAGCACGCCGGGCGCATGCCGCATGGTGACCATTTCGTGGTGGTGATAGTCGCTGTGCCGGTACTGGCAGCCGGATTCCCGCATCAGCCAACCTTCGAGACATGACAGGCCACCGGCCCGCCTAATCACATCGGCATGCTCAAACACGGGCACCATTGCCGGGTCCTCCGCCAGCGGCTGTCGCGCCGCCGGGATCTCCCCGATTGGTAGCCCCGCCAGGCGCTCCGGCTCGTTCTCCAGAAGAATGCGACCGCGATGGAAATGCGGCATAAGCTCAGGACCAGGCCGGAACGCCACGATCCCGAACTCTTTTATGACGACAGGGGTTAGTAACGCTCTCACAGATACCTCAATGCACGGTTTCGAGCAGGCGCAACAGCTCCGGAAATTTTGACACGAAGAAATGCGGCTGCGTTTCGCGTGGGTTTGCCGGGCTGGTGATGTTTTTGCCGTACATGCAGCCCTTCGCTGTCATAGCCCAGAAGCGCTTAACACCATTCACACCCGAACGGCTTCGACGCTCCTTATGCTCGACGATCCCCAGCTTGGCCAGCTGCTGGTAAGCCAGCGTAGCCGACATACGGATGCTGTTAGCTTTGAGCAGCGCGCTCAGCGATTGCGTGGGGCGACTGGATCCATCAGGAGCACCAGCAGGGGCATCAATGGCGTACTGCGGGGCAAGGTTTGGCAGACCAACAGCATCCTGCAGCTTCTGGCATGCTCCAAGCACCGAGGAATTGGAAAGGTTAAGAGATCGCTGCATAAAATCGAGCAGGATAACGCCAGCCTGCATTTTATCAGCGGCGACGCTTGAAGCTGGTTCAGGTTGGCTTACCACCCTGTCAAAAGTACGAATTACCTTAAGGTGAAATGATGGGCTGATCCACATGGCGTAAGCATAAACCAGCTCTTTACAGACGTAAGTACCGCCATTGCGCCCCTGGATGGTTATAACTGGAGCGCTACGGGAATTTCCCGTAGTTTCTTTTTCAAGCAAATCGACAAGAGCCTGCGTCTCGGGTCTACGCATAAATTCATAGACCTCCATAGAGCGAGGTGAACGGGTTTCACCCTGGGCGCTGACGGCTGCCTTCTGCAGATCGTTGAGGCAATAATTAAATTCAAAACACTGGCGTACGGAAACGCCATCAATCACGAGCAATTGACTCATTTTGTTCTCCACTGATTGTATTGCGAGGAGCCTGCACGCCCGCTTCGCTTGCACTTTTTGACATTACTGCCAGATCGACTTTCTTTCAACCCACAGCTGGACATTTATCCACCTCCTGCCTGTAGGGTGTGATCGTGATATCGACCCTGCCACCTTTCAGCACCGGTCCCCACTCCACCAGCATTCGCTTAATCTGGCTGTCGTCCTCCCAGATGCCAGCGTGAGTAAGCGCGTCGAACAGCGCTTTGTTGTAGTTGTCGATATCGCGGCACCGCGCGTCTGGCGGGAAAAGAACGATCTCCACCGCCGCCGGCGCGCTGCTGGGCTTCGGTAATCTGCGCAGCTGCTCAATGATCGCCGCGCAAGCCTCGCTCTGGTACGCACGCCCTTTGGCGCTGATGAGGTGGCGACCGGCCAGCGGCCCCTTATTCGGGGCGCGCCAGTAGGTGTTTACGCTCGGTGGGAACGGCAGCACCAGTTTCATTTACCCTCCGGAACCAGCTGCGGTGGCTGACTGTTGATTTTTATGCCGCGATGCGCGCCCGGGACTATCGTTATTGCCTCTTTGCGCTGCAACGCACGCAACTGCAGTGCGGCCGCATTCGGCGACACCACGCCCATCAGGCGGGACAGCTCTGAAATAGTCGGCGGATAACCATGATCGCTCTGGTATTTAACCAGCAGATCGAAAACCTCCTGCTGGCGCACCGTTAATGATTTATTGCCCACTGCTACCCCCTAAAGAACCGCTACGATATCGCTGACGGTTTCGCGTGTACTGGATTTACTGGATATCGCGCGCCGGGCGCGGACGTAGTTGAGTTTGAAGCCGTGCTGCTGGTACAGCTCGATGATGCGTGGCGCTGATGAATTGCTGATCACCACCCTGGCACCTCTCTGATGGGCGGCAACACAACATTCCGCCAGGGTGATCTGGTCTTCCCAGCTAAAACCGCCAGGCGCATAGTTGGTGAACCCGCCGGTACCCGGCAGCGGCTCATACGGTGGATCGCAGTAAACGACATCGCCCTCGCCAGCCAGAGAAAGCGTGCGGCGGAATCCGGCATTCATGAATACGCAGTTGCGCGCCAGCGCAGTGAACGCCTCGATCTCTTTTTCAGGGAAATATGGACTGGAGTATTTGCCCCAGCCAACGTTGAACTTTCCGGCGAGGTTGTAACGGATCAGCCCGTTGAAGCAATGCCGGTTCAGGTACAGGAAAGCGGCGGCGCGTTCCGGCCCGGCCAGCATCTGCCCGTTGAAATCATCGGCGACGTTGGCATACCCTGCGGCGCTGTTCCCGGTGCTGAACAACTGGCGGGCATGACGAATTACGACATCCGGTACCACAGCCAGCATCTGGTACAGGTGGATCAGGTCTGCGTTGATGTCCGCCAGCAGGAAAGAGTCGTGCTTACGGGAGTTGATGAACACCGAGCCACCACCAACAAACGGCTCAATCAGGTGCTGCCCTGCGGGGATCAGGCGGTCGATATCAGGCAACTGGTGGTATTTGCCACCAGCCCACTTGAGGAACGGACGTTGCCAAGTTCGCGGTGACGGCTCTTCAGTTGGCAGTGTGGGCAGTGTGGGCAGTGTGGCTGCAATACCGTTACAAACAGATGCGCATCTCATCCGTTCACCACCCGGAAGCCTTTGGCTCCCTGCGAATAGTCGGTGCCGACATAGCTGGATTTAAAAAGCGGATCCTCTTTGATGCCGGAACTTGCTGGAGTCATCCAGTCGTCTTCGTAGTGCCTGTCAGGGCCGAAGAAGGTTTTGGCCTGTTTGACAAACTCGGTACCGGTCTTGCCTGTTTGAGCAACAAACCCGGCATAGCGCTTAACGCCCTCCAGCATGACGAGAGGCGAAATGCCTTCGCGAACACGGGCATCCCAGGCTTTCAACGCAGCGCTTTTCGAGTTACCACCTGCCCGCTTCGGATATAACGCCCAGGCCAGATCAAATAAGTTTTCATTGACTGGTTCATTGACTGGTTCATTGACTGGTTCATTGACTGGTTCAGAGAACTGACTGGTTCCGGGTGCAGCTCCTGCACCACTAACCGGTGCAGCAGATTCACCACCTGGTGCAGGAGATTCACCACCCGGCGCAGGACGTGCACCAGATGGTGCAGCATTTGCACCACTGGGAAGGTTAAGTTTGTAAACGTTGGTGCGGTTCAGGCCGGTAGCCGCCTTGCGGACTTCAACCGATACCAGACCATCCTCAACCAGCTGTTTTATATGGTTTTGCACAGAGCGCTCCGATATCTCGCATTGCTCTGCAATATAAGGAACGGAGGGCCAGCATTCGCCCTGATCGCTGGCGTTATCGGCTAGTTTGATCAGCACGAGCTTGCGCAGCGGGTTACCCACTTTTGCTTTCATGGCTCTGACCATTAATTCCATGCTCATCTGGACCTACCTCAATTTCCCTGAAATCGCGCTTGAAGACCTGGAGTGGGCTTGAGCACTCGTGCGGATAGCCAGATCGCAGATAGATAACGCGCTGCGCTTCTGGCTCCCAGCGGATAACTTGAACCGGGATGCCCCGGCGGTCCCTGAATCTTCTGTCGATTTCACGCATAAAGATTCTCCTTTACGGCGCCATACCCCCACGATTGCCATTGCCCGGCTGTGGTTACATGCAACCCAGCGGCCTGATACCATGCGCTCATACCGAAACGACGGGGACCCATTGACCGGGAAGCCACGGAGTTGCGGCAGACGGTGATTTACCGTTAAACTGTTCATGCGTTAGTTTCTCCACTGTTACGACACGCCACGACGCCCGGAGCTGCACACTCGCGGGCGTCATTCTTTTCAGCCGCACAAAAAACGCGATACAGCAGCGTTAAATGCTCCTGCCACTTCTGCATGACCTGATAACTGTTCTCTTCGATTTGCTCGCGTTCGGCCTGGTCAATCACGCCATCGGCAGTGGCCTTGCGAACGTATGTCGAGTGTTTACCGATCCACTCGATAGACTCCATCAGGCGCTGATTGATATCGGCGTTATCCACGTCCTCGATATCCACCAGCGGAACATTGACGCTGTTCGACTGGCGCGATACCGCATCAGCGATGTGCTTGGTGCCGCTGGCCTGCTGGAGAACCATCGCCCAGCCCATTGGGAAGATCTGATCGCCACCAGTGCGCAGGCGGTTAAAGAGCGCATCCTCTGTCACGCCCAGCCATTCAGCCGCCTCGGCGTAACCGCCCGGCAGGCTTGAGATGGTCTTTTTAATTGCCGCCACCAGCCATGCGGGTTGCTTTTCGACTTGCCAGTGTTGTTGGTTATCCACGGTTAACTCCTTGATGCTGTGGTGTCTTTTCTTCGTGTTCTTGGTTACTGTTTCGGGTAGATGTCAGGTCGCAAATCAGATTTAGTTATTGCGCCTGCTGTGATCTCTTCGAGCTTTTTGGCGAGGGCGAATCCTGCCTTTTTGTAGCCGTTGAAAACCAAACGCAGATAACCGGGGGTTGATTTGACGCTAACTGCTAATTCGCACTGCTGCTCTTTCGATAAAGAGTCCCAATACTCTTTCATAATATGTACCTCCTGTGTACATATTACATGAATAATATGAACCTACAAGGTACTTGTACCTTTAAGGTACACAATGTTTAATTCTGGGATGAAAACGATTCAGGAAATTAGGCGGTTAAACGCCAGAAAGCTGCGTGACGGTGTCGGCGGAAACACTTACTTCGCCACCATGATCGACAGAGAACCTACCCAAACCAGCAGGTTTATGGGGGATGGCGCGTCTAAAAATATTGGCGATGCAATGGCTCGTCATATTGAAAAATGCTTTGATTTGCCGTTAGGCTGGTTGGATCAGGAACACCAAACCACTAATGTTGCAAAAAGTCCTGACGTATCAGACACTAATAGAAATATAACATTGGTTCCGGTTATATCCTGGGTGCAGGCAGGAGCATGGACGGAAGCTGGCTTTGCCGAGGTTGACTTGAGTAGTGTTGAAACTTATCCGTGCCCTGTGCCGTGCGGACCCATGACGTATATCTTGCGCGTGATTGGTGACTCTATGATCGATGAGTACCGTCCGGGCGACATGATTTTTGTAGATCCCGAAATCCCAGCATGCCATGGCGATGACGTTATCGCGTTAATGCACGATTCAGGAGAGACCACCTTCAAGAGGTTAATTGAGGATGGCGGCAGTAAGTACCTGAAGGCCTTGAATCAAAGTTGGCCGGAACCCTACGTTAAGATTGACGGCAGCTGCTCCATAATCGGTACGGTGATCTTTTCAGGAAAACCACGAAGGTACCTTAACAAAATTTAAATTTTAATCTTAAGCCTGCGGAAGCGGGCTTTTTTGTGCTTGACAATGTACCCTAACGGTACATAATGTACCTGAAAGCAACAGCGAACAGGCAGGACGCCCACGCAGTAGCCGCCCCAGGCGTATGCAGATGGGGATGATTCGCCAGAGGAAATCAGAGAGGGTTGAGATGAGCAAGTCAGAAAGAGTGGTTGAAATTCGTGTTAACGGTGCGCCCCTGGCGGTACTGAAAACAGATTGTGCTGTTGCTGCTGACTACATCCAGTTTTTGGAGGCACTCACCCGGGCGCTGATGGTTCCAGAAGCACTGGAGCGTGAAGCCAACGCTTCCGGGAAAACCATTTTGCATCCGGGATTTGCAGCGTTCGGTTCTGCGCCTCTCACTGATTCCACAGATCCCTAATGAAGGAATCAACGCGAATCGTGGTCGCATTGCGGGATGCTTGTAAAAAACGCTCAACGATGTGATCCGGCAAATGAGTGTTCCATTTTTTAAAGTCACGCCCCGGGTAGTGATCAGTAAAAATTCTTTTTACTGCCGCCTCACCAGTTGGTACATCGGGAATTAGCGAGTTTTGGTGAAGACATGTGGCTATAAGAGTTGATTTAAGCATCTGTTTTCCTTGCTTGGCTTGAACTCCTGCAAGGATACCACCGAGCCTGAAGTGGTGAAAAGACAGGCACACAAGATGGAAGCGCAATCCTTCAAACCAGTTATGGGTCACAGGTGTGAAAAAAGCGGAGTGCGCTTCCAGTTGTGGTGAATTGCAGCCGCTCCGACGGCAACCAGAAGATCAGCGTCTGGCCCACAACTTGAAACCTGTAAAAGCTGCGTTGCTGTCTTTGGCGGCATCTGTCTCTACCCGTGAGGATGCCGCAATTTTTTTACGCAACACACGAGAGCATCACCGGGTGACGGGCTCATAACCCAATCCACCCGGGCGGCTTCCTAACCGCAGGTGCTCTCCTGTGTTGTGTGGAGAAACTAACCGGCGGTGGCAGCCGCCTTCTGAGGGTAAGCCAATGAGTAATGAACGTTTAACCAAAGTGCCCGATTTCCTGGGCGAACTGGATGGCGGGGTGTTCGAGAACAAGATCGCCGTCGCACTTAGTGAAGTAGCTTTTGGCGTGCTGAACAACGGCCAGAAAGGGAAAGTAACCCTGACGTTTGAAATTGACCGCATGAGCAATTCTGTCGAAGAGAAGCGCGTCAACATCAAGCACAAGCTCTCCTATGTGCGCCCTACCCCGCGTGGAAAGTCTTCCGAAGAGGACACCACCGAAACCCCAATGTATGTGAACCGCGGCGGCAAGCTGACCATCCTGCAGGAAGATCAGGGCCAGTTGTTCACCCTTGCCGGCGACGCTGACGCGAAACTGCGCGCCCAGCAATAACCCTTTCACTTTTTCTTAAGGAAGAATCATGTCCCACTCTTTAGACGGTACCGCGATCGAAAAAATTAGTGATCTGACCCTCTCCCGCTTCATTGAAGAGAAGCTTGAAAGTGTGGATTGCCCTGCAGCTGTCGTTCCGCAGGGTGTCCGCATTGAGAGCCTGGAATCGCTTTGCATGGAGCGCTACCGCTTCCGCGGCAAGATGGCGACCGCCAGCATTGAAGACTTTACGCGCTATTCCACTGGGTACGCTGCTGAAGGTAGCCGTTGCTTTATCAACGCCGACGATATGCGCGCCGCTGCGGTCTTCAACCTCGGCACAATTGAAAGCCCAGGGCATGCAGACAACACCGCGCAGCTTGCGCTGAAAAAGACCGCCCCGTTTGCCTCCCTGCTGTCCATCAATGGCGATCGTCACTCCCAGAAAGAACTGGCCGAGTGGCTGGAAGACTGGGCAGAAAACCTGATCGGCTTTGATGCCGACGGCGAGGCCATTGACGCCAAAAAATCAGCTGCTGCGATCCGCAAAATCACTATCGAGTCCATCCAGAAAGCGGACTATGAGGATCAGGACTTCAGCGGTAAGCGTTCGCTGATGGAAAGCGTTGAAGCTCGCACGCAGGACATCATGCCGGTGGCGTTCGAGTTTCGCTGCGTGCCGTTCGAAGGCCTGGCGGAGCGTCCATTCAAACTGCGGCTGAGCATCATCGGCGGCGATCGCCCTACTCTGGTTCTGCGCATTGTCCAGCTGGAAGCCCAGCAGGAAGATATGGCCACCGAGTTCCGTGATCTGCTGGTCGAGAAGTTCAAAGACAGCCAGGTGGAAACCTTTATCGGTTCTTTCAGCGCTTAATTACGTTGCCTTAAATGCCCCGCATCAGGGGCATTTAGTGAAGCGAAATTTAATTAACGATCGCCAGCAGGCGAGGTATTCGCTCAACCAAAAATCAGGCGCGGTGCAGCGCGTATTAATGGAGAACACGTAATGTCATATATTCAGACACTGTCCGGGAAGCATATTAACTACCTCGATATTCATCACGAAGATATCGTGATCGAGGATATCGCCACTGCCCTTTCTCACATCTGCCGCTTTGCCGGCCACCTGCCGGAGTTCTACAGCGTCGCGCAGCACTCAGTGCTTGTCAGCCAGCTGGTTCCCGCAGAGTTCGCCCTCGAAGCGCTACTGCATGATGCTGCTGAAGCTTATTGCCAGGACATCCCGGCACCGCTGAAACGCCTGCTCCCGGATTACCAGCGTATCGAGGCGTATGTCGATAGCGAGATCCGCGCTAAGTTCGGATTACCGGCCCACCAGCACGACACGGTGAAGTATGCCGACCTGATAATGCTCGGTACCGAACGCCGGGATCTGGATATCGACGACGGTTCCGTGTGGCCAGTGCTCGACGGCATCCCAACGACCGACCTGTTTACCGTCATCCCGCTTCGCCCGGTGCAGGCCTACGGTCTATTCATGGCCCGGTTCAACGAGCTGATGGGGATCCGCAAATGCGCCTGACCACAAGACAGTTAGTGGCAGAAGCCCACCGAGCAGCCCGGTCACTACCACCGGAGTCAGCGAAGCTGGTCACCGAACTGGCTACGCGGCTGGATGTAACCCGAGCCGCACTATGCGAATCACTGAGCGAGCGTGACCGGCTCGCGGTGGAGAATGCAGCGCTGAAGGCTGCCGCAAAGAAGGTCATCAAACTTAACCGGGAGCACGCCAAAGAGCGCCATGGTAATGCAGATATTGCTGAGTCGTGGCATTCCGTCAAAGTGCTGCGTAAAGCCAATAGAGAAACCCCGGCAACCGACGCCTTCCTGGCTGAAGTGCGTGCGCAGAGTGGGAAAGTTACGCTCCCCACTGGTTATTTAGTTCGCCCGGGTCATCCGATTAACGAAGCAGAACGCGGCGTCATGATCCCAAAAGATAACAGCCCATGGCTTTCTCGTCACGATGTTGAACATGCTTTGCGGGTAGCTGGAATCCGCATCAACGGGGAGGATTGAGATGGCTAAGTCACCAATGAAACTCATGCTGCGCGCATGGAACAAAGAGCTGAAAAAACCAGAATGGGGCATGGGTAACCGCAAGCACCGGAAAGCCTGCGCTCGTGATTTTGCAGGAGCCAGCATTGAAACCGATGCTGATATCCCGAATCAGGCCGAGGCAGATGACCGCCTGGCGGAAGAACTCACTTACTGGGCGGACTAATCCATGACTAAATTCACTAAAGAGCAGCTGATTACTCGCGCCAAAATGCGCCTTGCAATGGTTGCCGGATTTCCAGAGAGCCAGCTGGTGCAAATGGATAAATGCCTGGCAGAAATTGCTCTGGAAAGACTGACGGCCCCGGTTGAACCGGTAGTGCCTGATGGTTATGTACTGGTGCCGGCTGAGCCGACAGAAGACATGGTTATCGCTGGTTTCGAAGCAGAGCTGCGCGGAGAGTTTCGCGACCCGGAGGCATATGAGGCTATGAGCGGCTGCGAGCAGGCGGCGCACCGGGCTAAGTTGTGCTGGGCTGCAATGATTGCTGCGGCGCCAAAGCAGGAGGCAGACAATGGCTGATACGTTCCCCAAAATGATTCAGCGCATCGAAGGCGAACAGGGTAAAACTATCACCACCGAAGTGGAGCTTGTCTCTTATGTCAAAGAGCGCAGCACCGGAACGTCAGAATCACGTTACTACGTTAAACACAGCAATCAGCTGACGGTGCTGGAACAGGGCATGTCGATAAACCGTGACGGTTACGGTAATTATGATGCCTGTATAGTAATCACTGACTTCCCTCCCCAGAAGTCGCCAAAAGAAGCCGCGTTGAAACTGGCCGACTGGCTTAAGCGGCTTGGCGAGTCCATAGAGGCGAACTTTAAAAAGCCCGATATGGAGGATCCGCAGCTAAAAAAGTAAACCGATGTGGTAGCTGTTGTGACTGGGCCCGCAATGGTTGCGGGACCTGTATTTTTAAAGAGTGACCGGGTGCAGCCGGTAAAGTGGAGAGCAACCCATGAGCGATCGTTTCCTGACTGATGAGGAGCTGGCAGAGGCTACAGGATCACCACAAAAGTCTCTGCAGAAAGAGGTGCTTGAACTTAATGGTATTTATTTCATTGAGAGGCGAGATGGTTCTATCAAAACCACCTGGTATCACATCAACCACCCTATTCATCGGCTCGCGCCACCAGCAGGGTTCCCGCCCTCTAAGGGCATGAACTTTGACGCTATAGAGAGTTGATATGGGACGCAAACGCGCACCTGGTAACGAGTGGATGCCGAAGGGTGTTTTTTTTCGCCCTTCTGGCTATTACTGGAAACCCGGCGGATCTACAGAGAAACTGGCCCCCGCGAACGCAACGAAAGCTGAAGTCTGGGTGGCCTATGAGAAGGTAGTCGAGGGCCGTAAGAATCGCCTTCTATTTAAGCAGCTCTGGCAAAAGTTTTTGGCAAGTGCTGACTTCTCTGATCTTGCACCGCGCACTCAGAAAGACTATCACGCTCATGAAAAATACATTCTGGCAGTGTTCGGCGAAGCTGAAGCTAAGTCGATAAAGCCTGAGCATATTCGTCGCTACATGGATGCAAGGGGAAAGAAAAGCCGAGTTCAGGCCAACCATGAGCATAGTTCAATGTCACGCGTATTCCGTTGGAGTTATCAACGCGGGTATGTTCCTGGTAATCCTTGTGTTGGTGTCGACAAATACCCCAAGCCGCAGCGTGATCGCTATATCACCGACGAAGAGTACGTCGCGATCTTTGAGAGCGCTACGCCAGCTGTACGTGCTGCTATGGAAATTGCTTACCTGTGCGCAGCGCGTGTTTCTGATGTTCTGAAAATGGACTGGAATCAGATAATGGATAAAGGAATTTTTATTCAACAAGGCAAGACTGGTATTAAGCAGATTAAGGCATGGAATGACAGGCTGAGAGCTGCGGTGGAAATATGCCAGCCTTGGGGTAATGAAGGAGCAGTTATAAGGACGATGTACGGAGAACGGTATTCGTATAAAGGTTTTAATGAAGCCTGGAGGAAAGCGCGAACCGGCGCCAGCGAAAAACTTGGACGGGCTCTGGATTGCACCTTCCATGATCTCAAAGCTAAAGGAATATCAGATTACGAAGGATCTAGTAGAGAGAAGCAAGTTTATAGTGGTCATAAGACCGAATCGCAGGTGCTGGTTTACGATAGAAAGGTTAAAGTAAGCCCGACATTAAACCGAAAAATGTGA